AGCGACCCCTCTTCGAACGTGTACAACTTCCAAGCCGGATTGTCACCACTTGAGTTTAATAGTCAACCGATCGGTGCAACCGCCGCTCTGGGATCGGTGTTTCAGGTTACAGGTAGCAACAGCAGTTGGCAAGGCCGCGTTGCTATAGCGTACGATCCCGCACCAACGGGCGGGCGAACTATCAATGGAGCAACGGGCGCTTACGAATTGCAGTATAACGGCTCGGTGTTTGACCCACACGTCGACATAACTACTCTCACGTTGCAAGCTGACGATATTGCTTGGTACAATTCGGTAAACAACGCTTTCGACGTGTTTGTTCCTACTTTGACTAACGGTGGAACTTTTAACCAAATCGAACTGGATTACATGGTGAATCCCACGCTCGATGCAGCCGCCCCATATGTAGCAGTTTCACCTACATCGTTTACTGCGGATGGAAACCCCCACGTTGTAACCATCACTTTACCAAAACCGATGTCTCCACAACAACAAGGAGTGCACTCTACGGGGAATGTGGTCAACACGCCAACTGTTACGTTCTCTAACGGGACGGTGTCAACCCCAACGCCGGTGTTGGATGGCTCCGGTTGGTTGACTGGATGGACCGTGACTGTTACCCCGGTGGTGTCCTCCTCGAATATTAGTGCTTCGTTAGGATTCACTCTTACCGGGACCCTAACGTATTTCTCGGGGGACTCCTTCATAACTGGTGGAGCGGTGACTTACGTCCCGACGCAGGCCATCCCGATAACCCTTGTCGGATCAGGCTATGTTGCTCCCACCATTTCGGCTTTCTTAGTTGTACCAGCTACCGGAGAAGCACCTAGCTATTATGTGGCACCTTCCACTAGCGAAACGCTTAGGGCCACCGTCACTAACCCTCAAAACGATGCCACGACTTGTGCTTTCTACGCTCAACAACACGGTACGTCTAACCGTATAATGTTGGGAATGGGCAGTCTCATAAACAGCTATGCTAGTGGGGGTTTGTACTACAAGGAGTTTCAACTGGTCTCTTCGGACACGAGTTGGTACTCCGTAAACGACTTGGGAGCGCAAGCGACCGATACAGTTAGCGTCTTGCAGAGCAACTTGTACTTCGACTCTAGTACGTATACTGTTGGCACTCCACCATCCGGTGGAGGTGGTTGTTTCACGGGCAACGTTGCAATCCGGGTAACACTTTTTGGAGTTGTGGAACTCATGTCGTTGTCTGAAAGATTCGAGCTTGTGAACGAGACAGGTACACATTGGGCGGAGTTGATCGTCCACGAGAACTACAAAGGCTGGATGCTTGAACTGGCCCCGAATAAGCTAGTCACAGTTAACCATATCATGAAACTCGGCAACGATTGGGTTCCAGCGGAAGAGAAATACTTATCGCTCAAACGTGTGTGGTTTGAAGGCACCGTTTATAACGTTCATGTCATTTCTGATGACCCTGCGGACCAGCATTATATCCTCTGGAATGGTGACGTGGCCCACAACAACAAAATTGGGCCATAAAGGATGGGGACCATGCCAAGTTTTTCGGGTTTTACCTACGCGGTAGCTGGACCGCCCTTTAATTTTCTAGGGAATTTCGCCGAAACTCAGAGAAACAATTTCTTTGCTTGGGTGAATGCTCGGACCAAAAACTTTCCTGCTATTAAGTTGCATCATCAGATACGGGCAGAGCAGCTACGTAAAACGGCTGGGATTCTTGAAACCTTTTACTCCACAGTCAACGACCAGAAACTGACCCCGACTTTTCGGAAGCCTTCTTGGCAACCCGGCCCTAATGGACACTTTACTTATGCTCATTGGGAAGATCAGCTGCCTATGACGGCTGTTTCCGACATTAAAGCCTTAATGAAGCCTCAGTTTCAACGAGATGAAGAAGGTGTGTTCTTCATGAATCTTGTGCGAAATCTTATTGAAAAGCATGAGGATAGCGCGCAGTATGCAACCGACGCCACGGCTCCAGCTACGGCGGTAGGAGCTACCGGGGCAACCATTTCTACCGGCGCTTCGGGTGCGACAGGTCCAAACTCCTTGAGTGTGGCCACACTGTTGGCCAACATCACTACCTATTTCGGGCAAACACAATACCTCGGAGCGTTAGTGAAGGATCAAACTGATCAGTATAAGGGTCAACCAAGATTTCGTGTTCACCAATTGGATCAGCCGACTATCTGGGAATTAGAACAGGTGAATCACTCGCCAGCCGGATCTCCTATCCAGATCAAACAGGTAGATCCTTCTCAAGATCCTATTCCCTAAATTTTATGCCATCCTACACGGTCTACAAGACGACGAATCTGGTCAACGGGAAATATTATTTCGGCGTTCACAAAACCGAGAACCCGAACGACGAGTACCTGGGATCTGGAAACTATATTCGTCGGGCGGTGGCAAAGTATGGGGTGGAAAAGTTCTGCAAGGATGTTCTTTTCGTCTATGACGAGACTAACACGGTGTCTGCATTCGCAAAGGAGAACGAGCTGATTCAATGCTACCGGGGACGCGACCCGTTATGTATGAATGTGGCAGATGGAGGAATTGGTGGCTGGGATTTAGTCAATAAAATGGGGTTGAATCGTACCCCAGAAGTGTTAGCTAAGAGATCTAAGAAAATGATGGGTAACAAGAACTGCTTGGGTCGGGGGAATTCTCCTGAAACCAATCTTCAGATATCCAAAACCTTAAAAGCACAGAAAGACCATCATTTTCGTAAGGAGGAATTTTGGACGCCTGAACGCAGAGCTGCTCAAGCAGAACGAGCAAGAATTCAGAAGACTGGAGAAATCCCACCAGAAAATCACCGCATCAACATAAGTCTGGGCCGTCTTAAAGATCGAACAAGTCAACCATATGGGCAACTTGTGGTTTTACGATTAGCAAGTATCCGACCTGTTATGTGGGAATGCCTCTGTAGTTGCGGAAAGATCTTTAAGACCGGTTGCCTCAGTGGGAAATCGGGAACGAAAAGTTGTGGGCATTTGAGAAAGTTTAACCGAAAAGCGAAAGGAGCAGCGGCCTAATGTCTTACGATTTCGACACTTCGGCAGCGCCATGTGACCACGAGCAGTCTCTGGAACGTTACGTAGTCAGTTCCACAGATTTTCGCACGTTGTTGCTTGCTTCTAATCCGGCCATCCGTATGCGTGCCCCGATCAACGGACAAAGTCTCGTCAAGTTGTACATCAGTGGGCAATATGTGGCCCCGAACGACCCGGTTTTCGGGTACACGTTCGTGGCAGACGACAACCCGAATTTAGTTGGCTTCACAGGTTACGTCTTTTTCAAAATCGTTTTCAATCATCCAGTACGTTTCATTGTGCCGCTGATTGAAGTGACTTACATCACCACCATAGCGTACTGTTTGAAATGTAGTGGTATCGGTCAATTGAACGATTTTAAGCCCGCCAGTTCAGGTGCTTTTTTGATCATAGTTGACACCAACAAATTGGTGCAGAGAAGCTTAAAGTACATCTTGACTTCGCGCTGTCCATTCTACCCTCTTTTGACCTGTCCGCTCAGGGCGTACATCGGGAAGAAAACCGCACAAGCCTCGGTTGCTGATGTTTCGAACGCGGTGATGGCGGCTTTGACAAATTTTAAGAAAGTGCAAAGTGCGCAATCTACCGTGCAGACACTAACTCCGTTGGAAACTTTGAAGGACATCACCAACGTTTCAGCGTTACCAGTCGACGGTGATCCCACAGCAGTATCAGTCTTGGCACAGGTGTCTTCGTACGGTACGACGGCCACTGTACCTATTGGGTTCACGATCAATGTCAATACATTAACCCAAGGTCAATGATGTCCGCATTTTATGTGTATTTGTATCTTCGTTCAGATGCTTCTCCCTACTACGTGGGAAAGGGGACAGACAGACGTGTTTGGAAATCTCATAGAGGTCATCGGCCTCCAAGGGATCGTTCACGGGTGCAAATTATTCGCATGCCTGACGAAGCCACTGCATTTGCTTATGAACGGTATCTAATCGACTTTTGGGGTCGAAAAAATCTAGGCACAGGTTGCCTCAGGAATTTAACGGATGGCGGGGAAGGTCCAAGTAATCCCTCAGAAATCACTAGAGAGAAGATGCGTAATCGAAAACTAGGAAAGAAGAGAGGAAAACGACCTGAAAAAATTCGCAAACAGATAGGTGCTTCTTTAAAAGTTAGTCTAAAAGCTAAAGCCCATCGAATGAAGTTACAAGAGTCAAGGAGGGGCAAGCCCAGACCTTTAGAAACCCGCAGAAAAATAAGTGACGGATTAAAGGATCGGAAGATTCCTCTGGAAACACGTTTTCAAATGAGCAGTACTCACAAAGCTAGAGCTTGGAATAAAAAACGAACCCCTGAGTTCAATCTCTGGTGTGGTAGAAAGCGTCTCGCTGTAGTTCAAGGCATACCATTTACGGAACCTAAACCAGTAATCTATAAGGTGGCTGCTTAATGCCGGTTCTCACTACGCTCAAACCGCTCGTTGTCACCTCTCCGGTGGTAATAGGGCAATCCCTGTCTATCGACACTCAAGTTCTGCCTCTGGTAGTACAAGCCGACACTCACACTATTCCTTGGGTCGAGGGTACGGAGTTCTTTGCCGGCGATCAAATAGTAGATCCGAATGGGAACGTGCAAACAGCCACTGTTGATGGTTTCACTGGCCCTACGCCTCCCACGTGGGCTACGGTGCAAGGGGCTTTCACCCAGGATAGTACTCAGAGATGGGTTCTTATCGGCGTCCCAGACACCACTCGTATTGAAGTTCTCATCTATAACGAAACATTAACATTTCTGAATTACACCTTGAATTCCCAGACATCTCCCTTCTTGGAATCCTGGACTACTTTCACGGGTAGCATTAACGTTGATCCGACCATTCCCGAGGCGCTTCTGCAGATCCGTGGTCGAAATTATGATCCTTCACCCGGCGCGGTATGGGTAGCCGGCAAGAATTACGCGGTCGGTGTGCAGATCATCGACAACAATGGCAACGTAGAAACGGTGATCAAAGCTGGAACCTCTGGTGCCACGGTTCCCGTCTGGCCCACTGGTATCGGCGTTCAGACTACCGATGGAAGCTCGACTAGTGTGGTCTGGATAATGACCGGTGTTCCGGCCTTAACAACGACTGTCCAAACCAATCTGATTTACTTCCAGTCAAATGAAGCGGTACAAATTGGACCGCCGTCTGGAATTACGGCTTACAAGGGTGCTTCTTCCTGTCAGCTTGAATGGGCACAGCCAACGTTCCCGGGCACGCTAGGCGTTCAAGTGATGCTATCCACCGATCCCACCGGTGTCAATGTTCCTTTCACTCAGTTCGGTGATATCGTTTACAATGTTACGCGCACGGCCAATGTAATCATCGCGGAAGTTAATCAATCCAGCACGGTCCCGAACATTGAAACCCAAGATATTACCAGCGTGGTGGTAAACTCTCCTTCGTTGGCCACTTTGACAGTGGAAACCGGGGCAGGCTTCCAAACAAATCAGCCGATTGCCGTCAAGGATCTAACCGCAGCAGGGAATACTCAATTGAACGGTACCTGGACGGTCTATGGTTCCACTCTCGGAACAGTCATAATCCAAGGCTCGGGCTGGACGGTCCACGGCGCGGTTGCAGACACAGGAACAGTTTCACAGACCCTTTCCACCAGCACTACAACGCTGACATCCACGCAGGCGACCCAAGAAGTTGCTTTCAGTTCGGTGGTGATCACGCCGGGTGATGTGCAAAATGCCACAATATTCTACGCGATGTTGTCGGTGATTGTCCAAGATCCTAACACGAACGTTGTGTTTCAATCACAACAGAACGGTCCGATCACTTGTGGTTTCGTGAACTTGCAAGTGGTCAGCCCCACAGATTTCCTAGCGTTGCAACGTAAGGAAGATATTGCGGGCCGCATCATTACGTACATCACCAATCTTTACCCTGATTTAGATCTATCCCCACGTTCAGAATTGCGAGACTTGATTATTGACCCATTTGCTTTAGAGCTGGCCAATGCTTCGGTTCGTGAATGGTTCAGTCGGTGTGCTAACAGCATCTCGGCTATGAGCCAGCTAGACGATACCACTGGCGACGGCTTTAGTGATCCATTCAGTCAATCGACTACCAAGCAGCAGTTGGCTCGCGCTTATGGGTTGAGCGCATCCGACACACAATCTTTGGTCGACAAACAGTTTGATATCTTGGGTGAGCGGGCTGGGGTCACACGGGGTGGGGCTACGGCGGCGGTTGTCGAACTGACATTGTTCACGTACATTGAGCCGACGTTGGCTGTAACCTTTCCGCTAGGAGTTCAAGTAAGCACAGTGGTAGACGCGAATACACCCGCATTGACGTTCGTCACTACTACTTCGGCCACTGTTACTCCACAGTCCGCTAACTCCTACTACAATCCGGAGTTCGGTTGGTGGGCGATCGATGTTCCAGCTCAGTGCACAACTACAGGTAGTGTGGGTAACGTGGGCGCGGGCACGATTCGTGTGGTTACTTCCGGAGCACCAAATGGCTGGAGTGTAACCAACTTAGAAGGCGCGGATTTTGGTACTGACACCCAGATTAACTCAGCATTCGCGGCACAGATAAGAGATCGCGAAGTCACAGGCGTAGACTCTGGCACACGCAACGGCTATCTAACCATCGCCCGCGAGACACCGGGAGTCATAAGGGCTTTGGTTGTGGCAGCCGGTGATCTAGAAATGGTTCGCGACTGGGACTCAATTCGTCAGAAGCATGATTTCGGCTGCGTGGACATTTACGTCCAAGGCACCAGCTTCTCCGAGCAAGACGAGGACATTGCCTTTTCCTACGAGAATTCCAGCACATACGGGGAATTGGCCACTTATCTAGGTGTGTCGATTCTCAACAGTTCTTTGCTGACGTTCGCCATTTCAAATTTTTCTGCATTGTCCTTCGGCGTGGAAGCAATCCAGGAATTTCTGGCCCAAAACAATTCTGGCCAAACTTTCTACTTTGGCACTCAGAACGCTCAGTTCAACAACATGCTAGGGATTTTCAGCCTAGATCCCAACGAAATGGCTTATCAGTATTCTGGCAATAGCATTTCCCAAGCGGTTGTCCCGGTAATACTGAACGGCGTCCCAGCTAACAACAGAG